AATAAATAACAATGCCGTTTAAGAAAGGGCAATCAGGGAATCCGGCGGGCAAAAAGCCCGGCACCAAAAGTCTGTTCACGTCCCTCAAGGAAGATTGGCTGTGGGTTCATCATGCCATAGGCGGCAAGAATCGGCTCAAGAAATGGGCCGAGTCAAGCCCCAGGAATCTGACGTTGTTTTATCAGCTTGAAACCAAGCTCTTTCCCCAGGAGGTCGCCCACTCTGGCGAGGTCAACGCCGTACTGAAGTTCAAGTATGGCAACGGCAACGGGAACGGGGAGCATAAGGCATGATTGTCGAGGGGTTCACGCCGCGGCCCGATCAGGTGGAGGTGCTTAACCATCCGGCCAGGTTCCGCATGATGGACTGCGGCAGGCGGTGGGGCAAGACTATTCTGGAGTCGAACTGGCTCCACGAGGGCGCGATAAACGACGGCGGGGAGAACTGGTTCCTTTCGCCGGTCTACGCTCAGTCGAAGGCGGTGTTCCGCGACAACCTGGCGGCGGCCCGGCGCGGAGGCGCGGATGCAGCGTTCAAGGATGTGTCAATATCGGAGCTTCGGGTGGAATACAAGACAGGCGGGGTGGAACATTACAAGTCGGCAGACAACCCTGAGACGTTGCGTGGCGCCGGCCTGAAGCGCGTTGTCATCGACGAGGCGGCCCGCGTGAAGCGTGATGTGTGGGAGGAAGTCATCCGGCCGGCCGTGTCCGACACTCACGGCAAGGTACTGTTTGGGACGACGCCGAAGGGGAAGAACTGGTTTTACGAGCTCTGGACGCGCGGGCAGGATGGACTCCAGCCCGAGTTCAAGTCGTGGAAATTCCCGACTGCGAACAACCCGCTCATCCACCCGTCCGACATCGAACACGCGCGGCAATCGCTCCCGGTCGACGTGTTTCAGCAGGAATACCTGGCCGAGTTCCTTGAGAATAGCGCAGGCGTGTTTAGAAACGTGCGGTCCTGCCTGGGCGCACAACGGGAAGAACCGCAATCCGGGCGCTCATATTACGCAGGCGTGGATCTGGCGCGGCTAACCGACTTCACCGTCCTCACTATATTGGACGGGAACGGCAGCCAGGTCTACTTCGACCGCTTCAACCTTCTCGACTGGACTGTGCAGAAACAGCGCATTATTGACACCTGTAGGCGGTACGGCGCCATGTTACTCATCGACTCGACCGGGGTGGGCGATCCGATCTTTGAGGACTTGCGCGTGGCGGGGATAAACGTTGACGGCTTCAAGTTCACGTCCGAGAGCAAGAAGCAGCTCATCTCGTCGCTGATGATCGCGTTCGAGCAGTCGAAGATAAGAATCCTCGACGACGCCGTGCAGCTCAACGAGCTGGACATCTTCGAGTACACGATAGGCTCATCCGGCATTGTCCACTACTCGGCGCCGGAGGGATACCACGACGATTGTGTTATCGCGCTGGCCCTGGCGAACTGGGCGCGGGAGAACTCGTTTACGCCGATGATCTGGAGGGTGAGATGAAACTACCGTTTCGCAGGGCCAAAGAGAAGAAGGCGTCGGCGGTGCAGTACGTGAACGGCGTCTACATCCTGGGCGGGTCATCGGCGGGGAACCAGCGCCTCACGAATTACGTCCAGGGGTACAGGCTCTGCGATACGATCTATTCCTGCGTGAACCTCATCGTGCAGTCGGCGGCGCTTGTGCCGTGGTACGTCTACCGCGAGCAGGCGGACGGCGAACCGGTGGAATTGGATAGGCACATCCTGGCCGACTGGATGGACAATCCGGGGCCGGGCATGGACTGGTCGGAGTTTGTGACGCGCATCGGCACGTTCTACCATTCGACCGGCAACGTCTATCTCAAAAAGAACGTGGGCGGATTCGGGCTGCGCGGCAAGGTTGAGGTGCTGCGTCCGCAGGCGATGACGATCAAACTCACAAAGATCGATGGCGACGTCCTGCGCTACGAGTACCGCGTCGGCGGCATAGTGGACTACTACAAGCCGGAGGACATCGTACACCTCAAGATGTTCAACCCGGAGGAGTCGCCGAACAGCTACGGTTTGTCGCCGATCCAGGTGCTTGCACGGAAGGTCGACATTATCCACTTCGGTGAGCTGTGGACACTTGCGCTGTTGGAGAACGACGCGCGGCCGAGTGGGGCGCTGGTGGCCGAGAACAAGGTCTTGACGCCGGAGCAGCGGGAAGTGCTCCAGGAGCAGTTCACGCAGCGGTATGGAGGATATGAGAACGCCGGCAAGCCGCTCGTCCTTGAGGGCGGACTGAAATGGGAGCCGTTCGCCATAACGCCGAAAGAGATGGAGTTCCTTAACTCCCGCAAGGTGACGATGAGGGAAATCTGCGCGGCGTTTAAGGTGCCGCCGGAGCTCTTGGGCGACAACGAGAACAAGACCTACTCCAACATCAAAGAGGCGCGGAAGGCGCTGTACCAGGAGGCGGTCCTGCCGTTCCTGGGGCGGGTGAAGGGCGCGCTCAACCGGGAGGTGGTGCCGCTTTTCGACTCGCGCGGGGCGTATCTCGATTACGACGTGAGCGGGATCGACGCGCTATCGGAGGACTTGAACGCACTGTGGGCGCGGGGGATACAGGCGTACCAGGCAGGGACGATCACGCGCAACGAGTTTAGGGCGGAGATCGGATACGGCGACCTGGAGGGCGTGCCGGACATGATCGCCGACCCGATATCGCTGATGACGACGCCGGTTGCGGAGATAGGGAAGCCGAAGCCCGAGCCGGAGACTGTGCCGGAGGAGCCCCAGGATGAGCCGGAGGACGAGCCCAGTGTGGATGAGGGGGGTAAGCCCAAAAAGGCCGCTATGGGCCTGAAATCGGCCAAAGACGGCGGGTTCTGGGTGAAGCCGGAGCGGAAAGAGGCGAAGTGGAACGCCTTCCACCGGCGCATCCTGGCCCGGCAGCGTCCGATCGAGGCAATCGCCAAGAAGTACCTCGGCGAGCAGGCTGACCATATCCGCAAGAACGTCAAGGGCGTGCCGCTCTCGCAGATAAACCGCTGGGGCATCCTGGACGTTTCGCAGGAGGCGGAGCGGTTCGTGGACGCCTCGATCAAGTGGTATATCGACAGCTTCACGAAGGGCGTCCGCGCCGGGATGGCGGCGGGCAAGGGCGAGATATCGGACGGCGAGGAGAAGGGTTGGACGTGGCAGCCGGGGTACGAGCAGATCATCCGCGACATGATCGTCAAGAGCGGGACGAAGATCGCCGAGACGACGATGGAGTACGTGATGCACACGCTCGACCTGGCGGAGGCGATGAACTGGACGGTGGACGAGTTCGCGCGGGCGATCCGCGAGCAGCTGGACACGCAGGAGCCGTGGCGGGCGAAGCGGATCGCGGTGACGGAGGCGGCGAAGGTCGAGAACTTCGGCGAGCTCCAGGGCTACAAAGAGACCGAGTACGTGGAGCTCAAGGGCTGGCTGTGCGCGTTTGTCGAGCTTTCGAGACAAGCGCACAAGGACGCCGACGCCCGGTACTCGGAGGAGCCGATAGCGTTGGATGAGCCGTTCGATGTGGGCGGCGACAAGATGATGCATCCGCTCGACGGGAGCCTGGGCGCGGGGCCGGGACAGATCATAAATTGTTATTGCACCATGTTCCCGAGGGTGAAGGAAATCTGACATGCTCAAGCGCATAGGCGAATGCGTCCGGTGCGGCCAGTGCTGCATGCGCGCGCGCACGCTCCACTGGAAGGCGAATATGGACTTGGCAACGGGCCAGCTCGTCAACGTCGTGGCGAGTCATCGGCCCTATGACGAGTCCATCCCGCCGTGCCCGTACCTGGCGTTCGACGCCGAGATTCATCGGGCGACGTGTGTTATCCACGGCGCGCTCGGGACGCTCGGGAAATACTATTGCACGGGCTATCCGTTCGTGCCCGAGGACCTTCTGCCCGGGTGCGGATACAGCTTCGTCAACGAGGAGGTTGTACATGACCAACCATGACTACGAGATCAAGAATTTCAAGCTCTCGATAAAGGAACTCACCGACGAGACGGGTTCCTTCTCCGGCTATCTGTCTGTGTTCGGGAACGTCGACCACGGCGGGGACCTGGTGGAGAAGGGCGCGTTCAAAAAGACGCTGAGCGAGACGAAGGCGTTCCCGTTGTTGTGGGCGCACTCCTCGATGGAGCCGAGCCTAGTGGTGGGCGTTTTCCACGGCCAGGAGGATAACCACGGACTCAAGATCGACGGCAAATTCTATACCGACACGCCCGGCGGCAAGGACGCCTACGAGATCGTCAAGCGTCTCCGCAATGACGGGGCGAAGGTTGGGCTCTCGATCGGCTACCGGGCAATCCAATGGATTGACGAGAAGATGGATAACCAGATGATCCGGCGGCTGAAGGAAATCCAGCTTTACGAGGGAAGCCTGACGCTTCTCCCGATGAACGAACAGGCCGTTGTCGAGGCCGTGAAGCAGGGGTTGGAGCAGAAGCCTTTTCCGAACAACCACGCCTGTCTCATCGACGCATCGGTTGAAGTCCTCGGCTCTCAGACGCGGAAGCACGAGGGCAAGCGGTATATCGCCCGT